CCGAGATTCGATCCCGGACCGATGAGGCGTTCCTACCATATCCGAATTATCGGAGTTACTGGTGGAACACTAGTCAGGTGCCACAGCCGGCGGAGCCGGCTTTGACGCCAGATATTGCTCGTGGGGCGAACCGCTTCATGAGCGATTGGGTCATTCCAGGATATCGGGAGCGATCAGCGGCAGGCGAGGTCTTCAATAATCCTTTGTTAAAGACAGTGGATAGGTTGGAGGTCTTGAATGAATCCGGTTGTGCATTTCAAACCACTACCGGAGGCATCACCTATAACGGAGACATTAAAGGCGTGGCTCTTTCAATAAGACCCATGTCCAGTACTGCTCTCCGCACAGCTGTGGTGTACGCTACCGACACTACGCTCGGGCTTAACCCGGATCGTAGTGCGCTGATCGCGTCTGTTTCAACTGAGGCCCGGGGGCGCATAGCTCCCAGTGCTTTCGACGGGCTAGTCTCTTTGGGGGAGTTGAAGGAAACGTTACGTTACCTTCGTAATCCTTTTGAAGCTGGACTTAAGCTCGCCTCCAAGTTGGAACGCAAAATCGGCCGCCCCGCGTCAAGCGGAGAAATGGCGATGGATTTTGCCAGTACCTACCTTGGGTTTCGGTATGGTATGCGACCTCTCGTGAGAGACGTCGAGAACGCTCTGAAAGCACTCCAGGATAACGTGAATCCGCGCCCTGCGCGCGAGACTTTTCGTGCCAAAGGAAAAGTTTTCGTGGATGGTACAAAAATCACCCTCGGAGCTAATTACAGCGGCATCACGTATGACGAAACGTTGTGGGGAAGAAGAGACATCGCCGTGAGGTGTGGTTTCCTTACTTCCAACACGTACTCGAACGGTCTACAAGACCGTTGGGGGATGAGGCTCTCTGATATTCCCGCAGCAATGTGGGAGTTAATTCCTCTCTCTTTCATGGTTGACTGGGTTCTTAACGTCCGGCAACTAATTGCGGCGTTGTCCCCCAGACTGGGGTTGTCTGTGTTAGCAGAGTGGACGACAGTGACAGACCGACGAATTGTTCTCCTTTCTGGAAGCAACTATCGATTTAGTAACTGGACTACCACTCGTAGCACGACCAATGAGATTCTCATGGAGTACACCATAAAACAGCGTACACCCTCTGTGAATCCTCCTATGATCGTTTGGAAGGGGTTGGGTTCCCTTTCGAATGATGTCGGTCGGTTATTTGATACGATCGGCATCTTCGGTCAAAAGCTTAACAACATTGCTCAAGCTGAGGCGCGCTTTGCGTCTCGTTCTGACTTGTTGTCTCGCCAGTCCGAAATGGCTCGCGAAATTGCTAGGCGCCGGTTCCAAAAGAATTGGTGGCTGCCCCAATAAGCTTTACCTATGTCCCCGCTTAGGCGGGAATCTCCAATCTTACATTATGTAAGTACTTTAAATGAGGTATTCTCATGTCCCTGACCATTTCCACGAAAACGTACGAAGCCGATGCAGCCGTGAGCGCAAACCAAATTCCCTATAAGGGCCCCTCCCATACGATCTCGGTCAAAGACCGACTCGATCTGTACAGGACGGATCCTAAGGGAACGACTACCTTCAGTGGTGTCGCGCGCGCACGGGCAAAATTCGTTCGTACCCTTACCTTGACCGGTGCAAAAACGGTCTCTGGCGACGCTATCGGCGACATTAACGTGTCAGTTCCGGTTGGCGCGAGTGATGCGGTCATCGATGCCCTGTGTGATGACATCGCTGCTTTTACAGGCAGCGCGGCTTTTAAGTTGCAGTGTAAAAAGCTCGATATCACGCACTGATTCCAGTGCGGTCGAGTACTGTTCACTTAATCGCCATAGGTCTTAGGACCTTGGTGTTCATCATCAGGTGCGTACTGGGGTTACCCCGGTTCGCTAAGTATCAAGGAGTACGCGATGTCACCCTCCACCCAGGTCCGCGGCGTAAAGCCGAGGATTCTGACACGGTCTGAAGCCCTCATAGTTTGGGCTAATGTCGTGAGGTTAGCAGTCTCTGGAAATAGTTACGATCAGGTTCTAAAAGAGAGGGTTCTCCTTTCATTAGATAAAGGTGATTATGCCGACCTGGTTGAACTAAGTGGGTTTTTGGTGCACACTGAGTATGCATCAGCAGCGGAACATTTCCGCGCCCATCAATTGTCTAGTCTGATCCGAAAATATCCGGACCTTCCAGGTCTTGATGTTGATCCACGTTTGGCCGCTATCGCGACTTTCGAGTCTGCGGAATGGCGGTGCAGGTGGACCAATCGGCGCCTCGCCCTCGTGAGAGATCGAGACGTTCAGCCCCACGCTGTGAAGCGTAGGGAAGCTCAGAAGTACATAAGGTATGTCCTTCGGGACGGGAAGCATCAGGGCCCTGAAGGCCCCACATGCGACTTTCCTTATGATGAGCTGTGGTCAGAGTGTGACTTTACCGGAGGCGCGTCCATTGGAGTCGGCGGTTCATCCACCCATCTGTATGCCAAGCTTGCGCAAGGCATCAGTGATAAGTGGACCGTCGGTTCTAGGGCGTTTCAGTATGCCGCCAGAGCACTGTGGTCTAACGACCACATCCGCGAACTGATCTCCCCAACCGCAAGGTTTGCGGGAGGCCTGTTCGAGGAGGCTGAAAAACGTGAGTTTTGCAGTCGTCTCAAGTCAATGGTAAGGCTAGTGAGCTATAATAGAGTTGGGTTTGTTCCGAAGACAGCTTTGACCTACCGGTCAATTGCTGTCGAGCCTACCCTTAACACCTTCCTCCAAAAAGGTGTCGACAAAATCCTACGGAAGTGCCTGAGACGGGTTGGTCTTGATCTGGAAGACCAGACACCCAATCAGTTAATGGCAGCTTTGGGATCCCTTGAGTGGGATTCTGATGATCCGTATTGTACAATCGATCTGTCCAGTGCTAGTGATACGTTATGTATCATGTGCGCGCGTGACCTGCTCCCTGAGGAGTGGTTTGCGGTGATGGACGATTTGCGCTCTCGGTACCGTGAAGACGGGAAAGGAGTCAAACTGTACGAGAAGTTTGTCACAATGGGAAATGGCTTTTGCTTCCCCCTGCAAACACTGATCTTTTCCTCCTTATGCGTCGCAGCATATGCTGCCCAAGGCCGCGTCCCGGATTTCCGGGTCTACGGTGACGACATTATTGTGAGGAAAAGCGTGTTCGGCGATGTCCTAGAACTTCTAAAGTTTTATGGATTTAAGCCGAATGAGAGGAAAACCTTCGGGTCGGG